CCCGACACAAAGGTTTTCTTCGCATTAGGTGTAAATCCAAGGAATCGCAAGACAGTAAGGACACCTTCGGCACACGCCGTGGGAACAATGATGTCATCCCCAAAAACGTATACATTAGAGCCCGGCACCGGGTTAACGTGGAGTTCCTGCATAACGGCCATAGCAATGGCCGCAAACAGGGTAGTCTCCAGCTCGAATGTGTAACCGTTCCCCATGCTGCTGAATTTCTCCAGCAGCACCCATCGTTCTTCAACGAGGGTTGCAGGTGATCGCAAGGCTGATAAGGCCTCAAACCACCTCTCGGGTAACAAGAGCTCGACAAGACTCTTGCATACGGTATCGCTAGCGTTACTGAGATCGATAGTCGCAAAATGGCCCCGGATAGAGGCCTCACAAGCAACCTGCTTGTGAATAGTTTGCGCGTTACGCAGATCCAAACCTGCGCGGAACAACCTGTCCTTCATCACCTGGCCATAAGCCAGTTGGTAGAAGAGATTGATGGAAGGCTCCACGGCAATGCCGCGGTCCTTCACACAATCCTTAGCAACCGTTGTGAAACGATTGCCTCGGACATATTCCGGATCTCTCTCCCGACAAACGCAGGCTTTCGCCCACGCAGTTTCAGTCCATTGCAGAAGCATGTGACTGGTTGCGCCGGGTGTCAATGTGGGCTTCGATGTCATCTTATCTGGAACCGTTGTTAGCGATCCCTTGTCGCCAAATGTCGCACCAGGCCCGAACCTCCCCCGCACATTGTACGGACAGGGGCCGAGTAGATAAGCCACGTTTTTTCGTATCTTGGAAATGAATCTCCAGATACCCTCTTCGTGATCCGCGTTAAGCGGATATAGGAAGGGACGTAGCCGCTCATTGGTGCGGAAGCAAGCCTTCTCAGATAGCCAGAAATTCTCCAACGCGACAGCCTTTCGGTCGCCGGTAGTAGGAAGATCCTGGCATTTCCGAAGAACTCCGACAGCTTGGGCGTCAGCCCAGTACTGATGAGAGTCAAGGTAATGCTCCGGACGCACTTGCATAGACGCAAGGTCGTCCCAACAGCCGTTGATCACCCGGAGATAAACTCCGAGAGAGACGGGTGTGGCGAGATCCTCACACATTGCGAGGATCGGTCTCTCCACTTCACGTGGTAGAGGGGATTGACACATGATGGACTCCTTCCGTAGTTAAGAAGGAGCTAAGTGGGTGCCTGGCCAGCCTTGAGGGCAGCCAGGATCAGCGACGACTTGAACAAGTTAATCGCCTGTGACACGCCTTCATTCGTATCGGTAGTGGGTTGTCCCAGAGGGATGACCCCCGATATCGTGATGATGGTTTTGTCAGTCACACTCACTTTCCCATCGGATCCTGTGACAGTGGACGGGTACTTGAGCACGCCCTCGCACCGACGGGCCGTTCCATCACCGTTAGAACGGGATGCGAACGAGAACGTCGGACGATGGGACAATGCTGTACCCACAGTCTCACTGCGCCATAAGGCGGGGCTCTTTTCGCCCCCACTACCGTTAATCACCGTGAAGGTGATGTCGGTGGTTGTGTCATTCTTTTTGACTACGAGATCTACAGCTGCGGCCATATATAGGCTCCAGGGGTTTGCTGTCCTATTACAGGACGGTTACTACGGCGCCTTGAGGCGCTGTAGGAGAAGGCTAGCGGCAGTTAAGCCGCGTTGCCACGATAAGGCCTTAGCAGGCCTCATTCGCAACGTTGGGCCAGGAATCCCAATCGTGCGTCCCACTGCAACGAACTCCGTGGTATAGTTCTCAAAGAATCCTATACTTAAGCGGTTTCTATTCAGTGTGTACGTCAGATAGCGGGTTTCAGTCCAGTACGAATTCTTGAGTGCGAGTCCTAGATAGTCGGAATGGCTATTTATGACATCGTTCAAGTTCGCAAACCAGTCAACAACAAAGCTGAAAGGTACCAATTCCCACGCCAACGCGAGAGGGTTTATAAGACCCAATCTATTTGCAAGCCACATATTAGGGTTTGAAACACTAATATAACTACCAATCTGGTGTCGGTTAACCCATCTCTCGATGGACTGCCGATCCTCCACTAAAGGAGAACCTCCGGGTAGGTTGATGGTCGTCTGTTCGGACTTTGAGTGCCGAGCAAACACCTTGAAGTCGGGTAACCCGCCTGTCAAGACTTCCATAGCTTGCATGATGTCGTCTACTAGGGGTGACCAGCCGAAGTGAAATTCGAGCCAGTTATTGCCAAAAGATTTGGCGGAGCGTCGGAGCCGTGTGGTTTTAAGCCACTGCTCTCTGTCCGCGATCTTTTTGTGCATACCCAGTATGGTATATGCATCATAGAAACGATATCCTCTCACGGCCTTTGTAAAACGTACTAATAATTCGAGTCGCCCCGTAATCATTTCGCGCGCTTGTTTTATCTCCGCGAGTGTGGTTCCAAGTCCGGAATTTCCGGAGGTAGTAACAACTGGATGCCCTTGGGCGTCCGTTTTCGATGCATCATGTTCTTCCTTCAGCTTACTGACAAACTTCCTATAACATTCGTTATAGGTTTGGTCTATCATGATCTGAGGAAAACCATAGTGCACTTGAGTTGTGTCCACATAGTGAGACGCAATGCTCGTTTCCCAACGAGTAATGCGCTTCTGCGATAACGAGTAACCAAGAGGAAGGTTATAAGGCTTCCATTGGCGGTACCAAACTCGGGTGGCTGTAAGCCACTGAGGTTTGTACCCAAGACTCGTCGGCGGTCCGTTGACGTACAGATTTCTCGTGTACGGTCCGGTGACAGGAGCGACCATAGCATTTACCTTTCACAAGGAGAAACACCACAGTGGGGCCGGATAAGAAGCCCTGCTACGCTCAGATCTCCACTTTCCAAAGGTGGAAACCTCTGTGGTGCCAACCACAGAAAGCGGACTCGATTGGAAGCTACAGACAGGTCGTCTATAGCTCGAGCCCGCACAACTCACCACACTCAGTACACCGTCCTTCACAGGA